GTCGCAGGCCCGTGCCGCTCGTTGTGAGCTTGAGGCAATTCAAGCCGGTGACTTCGATTTGATCGGTGTTCAGATTCTTCGAGGTGATATTCGTCGTCGGCGTTGGCGGCGTCGCTTGCTCCAGGGCCGTGACGCGCGTTTGCAAGATCGTCAAGCTCGCATCCTGCTCGACGTTCTTTTTCTCCACCGCCGTAACGCGGGCCTCCAGGGGATCGACGGGCGCCGCAAAGGTTTTCTCGACGCACTGACTCTGCTCCGATTCGTTGCCGCTCGTATCCACGGCCGAGATCCGGTACGAGGCGACGAGCGTGCCATCGGGAATGCTGGCGTCGGTGTAGCTCGTTTGGGTTTTCGTGGCGCTGGCGAGCAACGGGCGTGTCGTCGTGGCGCTACAGGCGAAGAGGCCGCGATAAATTTTGTACCCGGCGAGATCGGCAGTTGTGACGGCATCCCATTCGACGAGCGCCGAGAGATTCGCGAACGCCGCAACGGCTGAGAGCAACACGGCCCACACGAGCACAAGAATTTTGAACATAGTTTGGCTCATTTCATCGTGAATCGGTGCGTGATTCGTTTCGAGACTTCGGCGCTGAGGCCGCTGATATTCGGCACGCCCTGACTATCGAACGATTGCACGGCGAAATAGTGCCGTTTGAAATCGTCGAGCCCGGTGAAATTGCGCAAGACCGTCGGCGCGGCGACGGTGAACGATTCGACATATTGGCCGGGTGCGTAGCCATGCCACACGATATAGCCCGCCGTGTCGCTCTCGGGTGACGCATCCCATTCGACGAGCGCATTCATGCGACAGCCTCTAGGTGCCACATGCCGACGCCATCGCCCGGCACGCCGATATCGCGCTCGGGCAAAATCTTCGTAATTTTTAAGAGTGTCTCGTCGGGATCGCTCGGCCTGAGCTTGACCGCGAGCGCGTCGGCGTTCTCGGCGATTTCGAGCACGCCCTCGCACTCGTCTTTCACGATCCAGACATCGAACGTCTTTGTGAGAAACTGCTGCCTGCCGAGATCGTCGATCCGGCGCATCGGTTCCACGAGCGCCGTGATCGTGCGCGCCCCGCCGTACTTCGGCACGTAGCGCACGCACTCGCCGCCTAATGCTTCGAGGATTTCGAGCGCTTGTGAGCCCATCATGCCTCATCGCGTTTGCGGCGTTTCTTGGATTCTTTCGGTTCGTCGGCAACCGCCTCGGGCTCAGCCTCGACGGGCTCAGCGGGCGTCTGCTCGATCTGCACGGGCGGCGGCTCTTTCGGCAGCTCGGCCCGTTCGGCTTTATTCGCGGCAATGATAGAGCGGGCAAAGCGCTCGCCGCACAGGATGATTTCTCCCGGCGCAACCGCCTTGCCGCTCTCGTCGAAAAAGCCTCGAATCACTTTGACCGCCGTGAGCGGCGTCTTGGCTAACTCGACGCCGCTCACGAGGCCTGTATCTTTCATGCTCAACAAGCCGAGCCTCTTAGACAATGCTCGACATTGTGGAGAATGCCGCAGGATGCTTAATGCCTACGTCAACGGAGTACATGCAGCGCACGCCGATGATCCCAGCTTGAAAGTTCGCGTAGGGATTGACATCGACTTCGAGCACGCCCCATTCGGCGATCAATAATTCGTTCCAATCGCCGAAAATCATCGTGGCGCTGCTCATCTGATTCGAGGACATCGCGACGAATCCGGCCACAGTGCCGTCCCACAGATTGCCGACCCAGAGCGGCGTATCGGTTGAGGTGAACCGCTGCCGCGTCATGCCGAGCTTGGCAACCGCAGGCGTAGTCACATACCCGCCCTGCACGGGCCGCGCGTTGGCAACCGCAACGTCCACTTGCGCATCAAGCGCCGCGTCATAGTTGAATGTCGGTCCCGAGAATGTCCCGACGCCGGAGGCGCCGATAATGCCCTGCGGCTGCTCGGTGCCGGTTCCCGCCAGTGCGGCCTTGTCCACACCGAGCGCGACGATTGCCGAGAGATCGTTTGTCACGATTTCCTCAGCGCCGGGGTTGCTCTGCAATAAGAGCTGGCGGCTGATCTCGGTATAGGCTGCCGCATTGTTCGGCGAGAGACTCACTTGCTCGAACGTCTGTTGTGATTCGGTGACGGCGGTTGCTTCCGTCGCGAGCCAGTACATCGTGCCCGCTGCGGATTGCCTCGGGATCGTGACGTTTCCCACGAGGCCCGACAACCTGCGCGCGCCCATCCGAAAGACGACGCTGCGATTGCGCAGGAGATCAATGAACCCCATGTTTTGCGTATCTTTCAGATAGCCGCCCGCTGAATCCGTCCCGACGGTCAGATCGCGCTTGTCGTGCTGGCTGCGCATGATCGGCATCGGGCGCTCCAGCACTTCAAACGGAATGAAAAACTTGTGCGGATCGGCGGCCCGGTTCAGCCGCTTGGAAATTTCCCGGCTGCACTCCAGCTCAAACGGCGCGTTCGCCCAACTGTTCGACACGATTGCGCCAATGGCCCGCAGCCAGGAAAACCCGCCCGCCTCTTTCGAGGACAGGCCGAGCTTCGCCACCGATTGCGGGTTATTTTTCCCGCGCTGCTCGATCACTTTCAGGATCTCTTCTGAAACATCCTCGACGCTGAGCCCCATGCCCTTAAACATGGCCTTATATTTTTCGTCGAGGCGGTTCATATCACAGAGGTTGTCAATCGCTTTGCATCGCCGCTCCTCATACTGCGTCGGCGACAGTTCATGTTTCGGCGCCACGGGCTCAATGACAGCAGCCGCGCCGTTCGCCGGTTTTGGTTCCTCGGGCATAACGCTCCTCCTTTGTAGTTCGGCTTCGGCGGCTGCCTCTGCCGGTTTGTGATCTGATCGCAACATGCGCACTTCATACTCGCGCCCGATGCCGACGGTGGGATCGGCGGGCACGGTGACGATAGACACCTCGAACGGTTCCCAATCTGTCACACGAAACTCGTCATTTTTCGTGTTCTCTTCAATCTTGTTTATGCGGTAGGCAATCGAGACATTGCGCAGGCCGCCGTCGATCATCTTTTGAATCTCGCCCATGCGATCCGTGGAAAACGGCACGGCCTTGACCATCATGCGGCCATCCTGCAGCCAGGCCTTTTCGATCATCCCGAGCGGATCGTTCATGTTGTGATTGAAGAGCATCGGCATCGCGCCGCCGTTGGCGCGATCCATACGCACGGCGCTCTTGTCATGCACGAGGATCTCAGTGCCGAACCATCGCTCGTACGGCGTTTCGCTCGACGCTGAAAACGTCATGCTCGTGATTTTCTTTTCGGCATCGCGTTCGAGGGTAAACTCGCCCTGAATAAATCGCCGATAGGCCTCTTTGACTTTGATTTTTTCCTCTTTCATAAATGCCCCCCTGTAAACTGCAGGCGCCCGTGCGAGTTGCCATTCATCGCCGCGTATTCGTCAGAGCCTTCGCCATCGGCGGGCGTGTCGCTGCTCATCGTGTCGGTATTGGCTGAGGCCCCGGCAGCGACGACGGGCTGCCCGGCAGGCGTCAAGCTCGGATCGGTGTCGAATACGAGGCCTTTCTCGTGCATCCATGCCAGCTCTTCCTCGCGTTCGGTCAAAATATCTTCGAGATCGTCGCCGTTGCCGGTCTGCTCGATCACGCGACTGACCGTCGTAAATCCGCACCTGATTGCGTCTTTGTAGGCGGCGACTTCCTTCGTGGGGTCGATCCAATTCCAGCCGCGAGGCTTGAATCGCACGGCTTGAAAGCGCTCGGGCTCGGCGCCATAGGTGAGGGCATCGAGGCCGGGAATCGCGCCCGCCATGACAGCCAGCGTCAACCATTCCCGGTACAGCGGCGTTCTGAACGAACGAATAAACCAGCGCTGCAGCATGCGCCACAGATCACGATCATCGAGCAGCGCGAGCCTGCTGCTGCTGTAATTGCTTTGTGAGTAGTCCCGGCTCAACGATTCGTAAGAGGCGCCGACGCCGCTCGCGACTTCCCTCAGCATCAAGCGCATAAATGGATCGAGCTGAGCATTCGGGCGGTTCGGCGCCGCAAACGTAAATTTCTCTCCTGCATTCAATCGCTGAATAACTGCCGGGGATAACTCCTCCATCGTGCGCCCATCGTCTTTTTTGTCGCCGTATTTTGTCTCGGCGCTCGGCAATTCGATAAAACCCATGTAACAGGCGGCAGCTCTCGCCGCGACGATCTCGGCCTCGCCGAGCCCGTCCATATCGTTGAGGCGGCGCAGCGCCGTATGTAGCCAAGGGATGCCGCGCGTCTGCGGCCAGCGATCAATGAGGCGTAGGTGAATAATGTCGG